GTATAGATTTGAGTTATACATTACAGTCTTGGTGTTCAGAAGACCGGCCATAGTCATGTTCAAATTTTTAAGTTTATTGGTGGCAATATTCACCTGAGCAATTGCAGGAGCGGCCGGGGCGGTTCCTACTGCTGCAGCCACTGCGGCCGAATTGGCGTTACGAGATGCCCGAACAACTTCGGCGACTCCCTGAGAAATAGCATTTTTATAACGCATGTTTCCATTTCCGGACGGACTATTTAAAAGGTTCTTTATTTTCGTGGAATTGCGTTTCTCCCAAGGCGGAAGGGCATTAAATGCCGCGATATACTTTCTGAGCGCAGCCCGGAGAGCATTCGACCCCGCGACCTGCACCATGGTTTTGGCATTTGCCGGGGTTAAAGTGCCCCTCTGACGACTGAGTCTCGCACCCATCTTGAGGTATACCCAGAAAAAAAGTCGTGTAAGAGCCACATAAAGACGTGAGCCCTGTATACAGTAGAAGAGTCAAAATGGCCGTCCGTATGTTCAACACTTTCAATGCTTCCGAGGTCACTTTCAGCGAGGTTCGCAAGAACAAGCAGGGAGGAAAGGTGGTCTATCTCAACAGTTCTTCCGGGCAGAAGCTTCTATTCCAGCTTCCCAAGATGCGCGCCCCATTTGGCCTGAGCGAGTATCATGACGAGAAGTCGGGCAGCACGACCTACAGTCTGCCTCTGAGCCTTGAGGATCCGGCCATTCTCAAGAGTTTTCAGGATCTCGATTCGGTCGTTCTTGACTTCATCACAAAGAATTCCGAGGAGATTCTCGGCAAGAAGATGAGCCGCGAGGTAATCGCCGAGGGCATCTACAAGTCGCCCGTCAAGCCGAGCACCAAGGAGGGATACTCGCCGACCCTCAATCTGAAGGTCCTTGTAAATTACAAGGATGGCTCGATCGGCACCGAGGCCTATTCGTCCAGTCGGCAGGCCGTCCCCTTGACTGATCTCGAGAAGGGCCAGTCTCTCAACGCAATTGTTGAGATTAACCAGATTTGGAGGACTCCAGCCGGTGTGGGAGTCTCGATTCGGGTTCACCAGGTGATGTTCGCCGCGGCCAATAAGCTCAAGCCGTGCGCTTTTCTTGACGTCGATGACTCCCCCGAGGTCGAGTCCGAGCCCGAGGATTCCAGCGATATTAGCGTTGATGGAGAGTGAAAATTAAATATATTATAAGTGTAATAGTAAGAATGAATTGGATAAAATCGTCTCAGTTTCAATTTGTCCAGAACCCAGATAGGCATTACGTATTTAGAAGAAACAACACGGGGAACACAGAAATAGACGTCCCGAAGAACATAACAACCAAGGGACGCGCTCGAATGTGGCTTTTAGCAAATCCACAAGCCCCGACCCGATTTCGGAGAAAGAAGGCCGCGGTCAATATGAGCGGAGTAGAAATTATTAGGCAAAATAACGGGACCGTGGCTATCAGAAAGCACCTCGGTCTCCCGGGTGCCTACACCTACTTTACTTTGCCTATGAAAAATCCGACCCAGAAAAATATAAATGCAGCGCTCAAGCCTGTTCACATTTCTGCATTTAATTCAGAAAAGAACACGTGCGGCTTGCGTAGCCACTTAAAGACTTTTCTGCAGGTCGGAAAAGGCCGTCAAGGAATTGTTTTCAAGGCGACAAAAGGTTCTGAAACCTTTGCGATTAAGGTGGTCCCGCACGACCTCCTCGCTGAGAGGCGCCGGGAGAAGCAGCCGGGTATTGTTGAATTCGATATTCAAAAGGCCATAAGCGATGTCGCGCCCGGGGGGGTCGTCATGCCCTACCAGCTTATGCACTGCATAGACTTTATCAAGCCGATCGATATAAATATGAAAAATGTCCAAGATCCAAAGCATTTCGACAAGTCCAAGCAGACCATCCTGACTATGCAGTGGTGCAATGGAGGAACACTCGGAAGTCGATGCAAAACAGGAAAAGTCACTGACGATTTTCTATTTACCGGAATGATGGATATTCTCAAGACTCTCGCCGAGATTCGCAAGACGTATCCCGATTTCAGACACAACGATCTGCACATCGAAAATGTCTTTTTAAATAATGATAAGTTTCTGATGGGTGACTTTGGTTGGGCCCGGCTCAAAAAGAACGGAACGAACCCTGCGGTCAACACGGCCAATGGGACGACGACCGCATCATACTGGGGCGTCGGGCCAAAGACCGATCCTCGGTATGACCATCACCTGTTCCTCAATGAACTCCGTGAATTTGTAATTAAAAATCCTGGAAAATTCCCAAAGACGGCAAAGTTTTTGGAAAAGGCGGTTCCGAAGGGATATCGAGGTCAGAATAACGGGCACGTAGTAAATTACCGGCTCATATATGACGATCCGTGCCCTGGCCTTCCTGATCTCAAGGAGCTCTTGGGCTTGGCTCCTATGCGCCGGGGTGAGCTCAAGCCGTCTGTGGCCAACCTGATAGAGGGCAAGGCTCGTCTGCGCAAGAAGCCCACGCGGCCTTTCACTTCTCTGAATCTCGTCGAGGCCCGTGCGAAACTCGGACGAAAGGCCCCCAAGGCCCGAGTAAACGTGGCCGAGCTTGCAAAAGTCTTGAGAAAAATTAGTAAAATTCGAGAAAAGAAGGTAACTTCGGTAAACCTGCAGGCGGCTCGGGCCAAACTCAAAAAGCCCAAAGAGAAGAGCCCAGCGGGATGGCGAAATATCAAGGTTCCGGTCGCAATGACAAAGACGGCCGCATTTAACAAGCTGATCACTAAATTTTGGACTAATAATGGAAAAAAGTCCGGGTCGAACCCAAATCTTCCAAACTATTTCCAGAACGCCTGGAATCGGGCAAAGGTCAAGGCCCTTGAGGTCCTCAAGAAAAACATGGCCCTGAAAGGGCTGGCACCCGCTCCAGTCGTCGCACCACTTCCTGTGAAAGTTGCACCGCTGGCTCCCCGCCCCCCGGTGGCTCCCCTTTTGAAGGGTAAAAAATATATTGAAAAGCCCAAGGAGCGCAAGGCTATCGTGATAAACGCCCCGACACTGGTGCGCAAGAGCCCGTCCTCAGGACGTGTGAAGATTTTGGGCACCTCGGGCCGGATGGTCTATGCGGACCTCATGTCTATACCGGACCTGCAGGCCTTCGCGGCCCGTTTCAAGATCGATGTGAAGGGTGCCCGGTCGAAGATTGAAATCATCCAAAAGATTTTGTCCAATAAAGGTAAATGAAGAGCAAGGATATGATTCTATGGGGCCTGGTCATTCTGGTCCTAATTTTGATAATTATTAGACTTGGGTCAGTTTCGAACTATGATAGGTCCCCGGCAAACAAGGGAAACATTATTGTATATGGTTCCAAGACCTGTCCGTGGTGCGTCAAGCAGGAGAAGTGGCTGACGGATAACGGTGTCCCGTATACATTTGTGGACTGCAAGGATGGAAATTGCCCAAACTTTGTGGACGCCTTCCCAACCTTGATGATTAATAATGAAATTAAAAAGGGCTACACGGAACTCGGACCGCCGAGTTCCTACCCATCACCCTCGCAGATCTAGCACTTAAATGCCGCCAGTGCCACTGCGAGAACGAAGGTGTGCCAGAGGGAGTCGACTGGCTTGAGGATCGTCACGTGGGGCACAAGGGACTGGTTCCATAGGAACCGGAGGAAAAAGGTCATCAATATGACATAAATAAGCAGAAGCAGGATGTTCTGAATGAGCTCGGCCTGAGTCTTGGACTTCATAAGAGACGACATTTGTTATTATGTATGTGGAAAAAAAATATACATAATAATAAGATGGTTCTGGTGAGGACCAGGGTTCACAAAATAAAAAATACAGTCCCGAGCCGTAACGCGCCAAATCCCTGGGCCCCAAAGTATACCTGGGCTCCCTGGGGGACAAAGGGGGTCGTTCACGATAATTGCTATGATTACGCTCTCGGTTCATATTCGAACAACAGGACATCGAAGAGCATCCCGGGCGACCGGAGTAAGATAAGCTCGACCGGATTAACTTTTCGGACCTGCGCGGGTATATCAAAGCGGGTCCTGGCCGACAATCCCGGAAATGTATACAAAATGAAAACCCCCGGAGAAAAACCAAAGGCTGGTTTCTACAAGGTTATGTGCTTTGTGGCGCCCTCGAACGACTTTGGGGATCCGACGGGCGACTTTCATTGGTATAAAGAAATTAGCGGAATCAGGTATAAAATTAGACGGGGTGACACGGTGGCCGCCCTGGCCAAATTTTTCAAGGTTCGCACGTCTGTTATTATTGCAGCCGTGTCCAAAGGAAGCCGCCCGATAAACACGAGCGATGGCCGGGTCGCCAACAATAATACAGAGTTACGGGTTCTAAATAAATATAATTCAAATTCAAATTCTCCTAAATTACCAATCGGAAAAGTTATCGAATTTCCAGTAAAATTATGGAGTCACAAAACAGGCTGGGCAGGTGGACCGCTCATCGTCGACGCCTCTGGAAACACAATTTCGGATCCAAGAAAGGCGGACCGTAATTACACCCCCGGTTTTCACTACACAAAATTCTGTTCGGCCTATGGTGTCCGCAGGGGTTTTGCCAAGACTGGAAATAATTCAAACCGAAACATGGTCAGCGTAAACCGAGTCCCCCAAGCACGTCCATGAGGTCTTCACCCGGATTTATATCAAAGTGAATATCGGTATAAAATCTAGTATGTCCAGGCGGAATGATTTGTCTAAAGTCAAGTCCGAAACCTTCCGTGATGGGCAAAATATTTGATGTCGAAAAATTGTTCACAGAGACAGTAGAATCTGCTGTGCGTTCTATAATGAGTCGGCACCGGTAGCTCGGGACATCGAAAGGGACCCGACACATAGGGCAGGTGGGGTCCGGGCCGGTGCAACTCGCCTTCCATCTGTTTAGACATTTCAGGTGAAATTCATGATCACAGCCAAGTTTTCGTTTTTGGCTATGGGCATTCATAGTCGTGAGGCACACGGAGCACTGAGGACCGTTGTGTTGCCAACACCGTTCTTGACCTTCTTTTAAACTTTGACGGCAAGTTCCCCCTGATAAAGTCGGGGCCCCACACTGCATTATATTTTGTATCCATTAATTTTGGGAACGATTTGCGCGCCGGGCCCTGGCCAAGTCTATCTCAAGGGACCTGATGGCATCTCTATATTTTTCACGAATATTCTCTTCTATATTTTTGCGAAAGACAACTAACGGGTCGTCGTCCTGTTCCATTCGACACGTCGGACACTCGATCGAAGTTTCGAACCATTTTGTTATACATTTAGAATGAAATACATGACGACACTTGAGCTTCTTGTCATTTCTCTTCGTGGCCTCGAGACAGACCGTGCAGGTCGTCGAAGCGTGGGCCCTGCACTTCCCGTCTTCGACCGCCTTGTGCTTGCATTTCTTTCCACCGAGCGTCACAGATGAACAATTCATTTACTATTGTAACAGACGAATAATTTCTTCGTGAATTTCCTCGGGGGTTCTTTCAGCATCTATAATTATAACTTCACAAGGCAATTTTGAAATTAAATTGTTATACTCTGAATCTAGTTCCCTGAGATATTCGAGTTCTATCCCTGAATCACCCGCCTGACCTCTGTGACTGATGTGTTCGAATGCCTTCTCTGGGCTCTTTTTCAAGAATATATACAGGTCCGGATACCAAACAAATTTGTCATAAAATTGAGAATAGGTATGGTCCTCTCCGGCTGTCACCAAGCCCCTGTTCACAAGGACCTGCCAAAAGACAGTCTTGGAACTGGCCAGGGATCTTTCGTAAACGACGGGCTCCGGATGATCTATGGGGCGCTGAGTCTGAAGAATTACCATGTGAAAATAAAATGCCCAACGGCTCGGGTCCTTATAAAATTCTTCGAGAGGCCACTTATCTAGGGGCTCTCGGTGAACTTTCCATCCCTTTTTTTCAAGGAGATCAAGTTGAGTCGTCTTTCCGGAACCAATGTTTCCATCCACAATGATCCGACGACTCATTATTATTTATATGACGTGTCTCTTTATTGCTCGAGCAGATTCTTATACTCATAAGCACTCGAGGACGAGAGACCGACCGGTTCGAGAATATCCGTATCGGACACGCGTCCATTCATAGTCACCCCGCATTTGCCCGACATGGTCATTACGCACTGACCATCCTTGACCATCAAGGGAGCAGAGGGAGTCATGGACACGGCCGGAGTGCTCGGGCCCTTCATGGGAGCCACGGACTCCGCTGGGGCCACCGGAGCCGCGGGAGCCGCCGGAACCGCAGGGACGTCTGGGACCATCGGAGCCGCGGGAGCCGCGGGAGCCGCGGGAGCCGCTGGGGCGGTGTCAAAGTTGGAGTTCCGTCTGAGTAAAATTATGAGGATAACGAGCAGAACAACAATCGTTGCAGCCTCCACGAGATACTTCATATTACTAAATTCAAAGTTTTTATTTTCTGCAAGCCGCGTCACTGAGTGGCAGCTTCAGATCCTCGGGGGACATGGACTGCAGCTTCTTGCGGTAAGTGAAATTATCCTGGAAGGCGATTTTATTATCAGACATTATCTTGTCATTAAGAATCTTGGACGCGGCAAAGGACGTGATACAGCGGCCATCGGCCATTCCCATACGCTGAGACATTTACTATTCGATTACATTTTATTTTGTCAAAATTTCTACCCACTCCTTGAATTTAGCCCCCAAAATAACATCGAACAGCTCGGGGGTCGCGACGGGCTTCACTAGGGCATCGGTCGTGATGGTCCGGTTGATGATTTCGTAAGACCGGGCGATCTCGTCAAGAGTCTGCGCTCCCGTTACAATTATTCTGCCCGTGCTGAAGACGCTCGCGGTCACCTGCTTCATACCTGGGGCCGGTGCGAACTTGATCTTGACCGCCGAATATCTATCTGGATCGAATGTCACTTTGAACATATTGTTTGAAAACTTACCAATGACGGCACGGAGGTTCACAGATGCGTTCAATGAAAAGTTGGTGTTGATCATACTGATGCTGATATCACCAATCGGGACCTCCTTCTCAAGGTCCAAAACTATGCCCAAAATAAAGGACAGCTGTTTCATAATTCGCTTGCAGTCGATAAAGTCCGCGCATCCCGCAACCTGTATCGAACCATTCGGGAAGAGTTTGACGCTCTTGCGAGAATACTGATCCTGATACCCAATAGTGACCTGGTTATAGAACGCCGTATCCTTCAGCTTCCACTCAAAGCCCCGAAACTTGGAACCCTTGCGTCGAACTGTGATCGAACCCATCTTTGCGAAATTTTCTTTAAATTTAGCCAGATCGATAGTCTGGATAAATTTAGAGCACATCGTGATGGTCGTGACCCGGACCCACGATGGCGCCGGACGACCCGGAAAGTGCTTGATCACCGCATCTCGAGCCGCATCCAGCTTCTTGATATAGTCGAATGTGGCATCCATTGTTGTTGTTAACCCCATGTCGCCCTCGACTACCCTGACCTTCACACGACATTTTTTTTAGCAGCCCGGCGAACCACATTCGCGAAGGGCGTCTTTTTGATATAAGATTTCGCAATCTTTTTGTAATATGACTTGAGATGCTCGTCATTGGGGTGAATGTTATTCGTCTTGGTAATTTTGTGTGCAATTATGGAAATCAATTTCTGTTTCTTGACTGAATTTAAAAAGTTATTGAGTGCGCCATTTCTGATGCTAGGTTTGTTCAAAAGAGAAATGGTCTTTTTGTGACCACCAAGTTTCTTGACCGCCTGTATTCCTTCGGGTGTCGCGCCTTTGATCTTGGCCTCTTGGATATTTCCGGCTGTTTCGTTCAGGGCTTCGGCAGCGATTGCCAGTTCGGGCAAACCTCCGGGGACAGTTTGAAGTGCCGCGACGATTGGTTTATTGGAATTTCCACCTGGAATTTTGGTGTTCGAGGGAAGAGGCTTGACATTCGAGGGAAGGGGTGGCGGTGCCTGGGGCTTCCCGAGAAACCCGTAGTTTGCAGATGGCGCAGCCTTGGGCTTGAATGCGTTTCCGAGGAACCTGAAATTGGGTGGAGGTGCCCGGGGCTTGAATGCGTTTCCGAGGAACCTGAAATTGGGCGGAGGTGCACGGGGATTCCCGAGGAACCTGAAATTGAGGGGAGGTGCACGGGGCTTCCCGATAAACCCGTAGTTTGCAGATGGCGCAGCCTTGGGCTTGAATGCGTTTCCGAGGAACCTGAAATTGAGGGGAGGTGCCCGGGGATTTCCGAGGAAACTGTAGTTGGGAGTCTTCAAAAGTCTCTTTTGACTTTCGAAAGCATAATTTATCATAGAATTGTTTGTCTTTCCTAAATTTGTCTTTATAAATATCAAATTTTGTGGAGTCCGTGCTCTTCTTATTTCAATCAAGAGGAGTTTAACAACGTCCTCGCGACCTTTGAAAGACTTGGGTAATTTACGCAGAAGATCTCCAATGGCGCGAATTCTCGCACCGACCGGAGCCTGTGCAAGTTTTCTCATATTGGAAGCAAATCTCGAAAAAATATTGCTCGTCATTTCATTTTTGGCAATCGGTCCCAATTCTCCTTTTAAAATTTTAAGAACCGCCTCTTGAGGACCATCTGTAGAAACTCTGCGAGCTATTCCGGCCGCGATCGGGCCCGGGAGCTGTTCTCCGGCCGTGAGCAATAACGGTATCGGTCCCGTCTTCACGAGCTGTTCAGCGGCTTCGATCCCTAATTCTCCTTGAAGAATTCTCAGAACTGCCTCTTCCGAACTATTCTTTGTGACCCTTTTAACAATATCCAAAGTGACATTCTTGGATACGTTTTCTCCTGAACTTGCATTTAAAATTACATTGAGAGGAGCCCGCTTCACGAGCTGAGCCGCACCTTCACGTCCGAGGCTTCCCTTGAGAACATTTTTAAATTCTAAATTTGCACCATTTTTGGAATTTGCCTGATCCTTGATAAGTTTTATAATTTTTTCAGTGATCGACATATCCTGGTATGGACTCAGAAAAAAAGGTGTCTTGTCAAAGTCAGAGTATGAACCGGGTCAGGGGGATGCAAGCCAAAAAAAGCATGTCTGGGCTCAAGACCCGCCTGATCGCACCCTATCAGCACGATGGTGTTCGATGGCTCGTAAAGCGCGAGCTCGACGCCAGTTACCCCGGGGGCTTCCTGTGCGATGAGATGGGCCTGGGCAAGACCGTGCAGCTGATCGCAACAATGCTGATTAACCCAAAGCCCCGGACTCTCATCATCGTCCCAAAGTCGATCGTGGGCCAGTGGTGCCAGGAAATCGCACGGTTCGCGCCCCGTCTCAAGACGCACGCATTCGATGGAGTCAAGCGGAGTTTGCCCGATTCGCTTCCTGATGTGGTTGTCGCACCGTATTCGGTTCTGCCCTGGCGACCCGGGGTGGCTCCCTGTGCCCTCTTGGCAGTTCAGTGGGACCGGGTCATCCTCGATGAGGGTCACGAAATTCGAAACAAAAAGAGCAAGGGTCACATGGCCGCGATGCAAATCAAGGCGCCGATTCGCTGGGTCGTGACCGGCACGCCCGTCTTCAATTCGATGAAGGATTTCATTGCTCTTTGCGCCTTTGTTGGAATTCATCGCGATGTGGTCCAGGGATACACCGATGAGATTCGTGCCAAGTATGTCCTTCGCAGAACAAAGGAGGATGTGGCCAAGGTGAATTCGCGACTTGAGCTGCCTCCGTGCGATTTCGAAAATATCGAACTTGAAATGCACCCCGAGGAGCGCGACCTCTATCACACGGTCTTTCTCGACGGCCAAGCGTTTGTTCGACACGTGGTCCAGTCCGAGAACCAGGCGATCCACCAGATGGCAATGCTCGAATGCCTTCTGCGCGTGCGTCAAGTGATGACGTGGCCTCAGCTCTATTACGACGGAATGGCTGTCAAGGCGGAGACGGACCCGGAGCCTTGGCTCGGCCGTTCGAAAAAGCTCGAAACCCTGATCGACCTCATCAAGACGCACCCATCCGAAAAGTCCCTCATTTTTACTCAATTTATGGGAGAAATGGACGAGATTCAGTCGCGGCTTGCGACGGAGGGCATCCCGACCCAGCGAATCGACGGGTCGGTCACCAAGGAGCAGCGCGACATTCGAATTTCGAATTTCAAAAAGGCGACGGGTTCGGTCGCCTTCATTATTCAGATCAAAGCGGGCGGGGTCGGCCTCAACCTGCAGGAGGCCACGCGCGTCTACATCACCTCACCGGCGTGGAACCCTGCGACCGAGCTCCAGGCGATCGGACGGGCCCACCGGACGGGCCAGACCCAGAAGGTGACCGTTCGACGCCTGATTTACGCGGGTGAAGAGGCGATGCCATCAGTCGAACAGTCGATTATGCATCTTCAAGAATCCAAGGCCAAGATTTGCGCGGAGATTCTCAACGACAAGCGGCTCGCGACCCAGGTCCCCAACGCGTCCAGGACGAAGATAACGATTCACGCTTTGAAGAAGATATTTGCTGTGTAAAATAAAATACCGCCTCATATTAAATGTCCGAGTCCCGCGCTGTTAGATTTCATCAGGGTGATCCGACCCTTAAGAAAAACCCCAAGGGGGAGATTGTGAGCGCTGCCAAGTCCAAGGCCGAGAAGTCGAACCCCTGGATAAAGGCGGTGATGAAGGCCCGCAAGGCTCTCATCAAGTCGGGAGACCTGGCCAAGGGCGAGTTCGCCCCAGTGAAGGGTAAGCTCCTGGCAAAGGCTCACGAAATTTATAAAAAATAAATGATACTTATAATATACAATGGCTGGTGGAAAGACCAGAGCTATAGTGATGGCGTGTTTTCTGCTGTCCGCCGCGACCTTTATCCTGGCCAACGGAGCCATTGCCCAGGATTGCATAAACAGCAGCCCGGATTATTCTAAGAAGAATGCGAGCAACGGTAATTTTGTCCTTGGAATGCTTATCTGTGCTCCTATGTGCATTATTTGCGCACTTATTGCATTCGTAGTGGCGGTCCGCATGCCTTAAAATAAAATTCAGTAATAATAATGGCCGCCCAGGGCGTTTATAACGGTCTGGCCGAGGTCGGAAAGATAAAGGCGACCATAGGACTTGTCTTCGCGGTTTGCGTAGCTATGAGCTGCTGCGCATCTGGTGGAATGGCCTTAGCTGATAAGCATACAGCTCAGGCCACTGCATCTGTTTCTAATGTAAATTGTGCGTCTATGACGAACCCGTGCTATGCACCGGCGTCTTATACAGTCTCCGGAAAAGAATATTCGATCCAGACAACTTGGCCTAATAAACAAACCCCTGCGACGATTCAGGTTTCTTATGATCCAAAGAATCCGACCGATGGGGTCCAGGGAAAACCCAATACGATGATTGGCCTAGGAATGATCCTCACCGGGTTTTTATTAGTCATGTGCGGTTACTTGATTTATCATTTAACTACAAAATATAAACCTCTCGCGGCAGTCCAAGGTGCGAATGCCATAGCACAACTCATATAAAAGCGCAGGCCCCCTTGGGTAATACAGGTTGGGGTTCCTCTTCGAACAGAGAACCCGAGAACCGGACCTGGTAGGTTCGCACGGTCAGACCCCAATTTTCATTGAAAAAATAAGTCGAATCGACATCTACAATACATTGTAGATCCAGACCTCGAAAGAGACCTTCCTGAATATCCGGCGAGATCTGTTTTGAATTTTCATCAAAAATATACGTTGCCTCGTCCACCTTGACTCTGAGTGACATAGTCGACTTGAGGTTCGAACTAAAAGGCTCTTGAGGGCACAAGTGCGTCTCGAGATTCTTCCACCACTGAATAAAGTCAGGTCGGTCTTCAAAGTCTACATTCATACTTTTATAGGCCGAAAGACCCCACGTGCTTTTTGCCCTTGGAATCTGAAATCTCAGAGGACCACCCTCGTAAAGAAACTTTGAGCGACCCTTTGCCCCCGGAACTATTTCAATTCTATCAAGGTCTATATCGGACCACAAGACCATTTAAAATTAAAATAATTTATACTTTTAAGTAACATGGCCTTTAGTCTTAAACAGCCGTTGGGAGGAATGAATGCTCGTGCGTTATGGGCATCTCTCGCGTCAGTGCCGGCCCAGCTTGCACGGACCAGAAGCATGAGTCCTCGTCGTCGCACGCCCCCGAAGGCTTCGCCAGCACCCGCGCCTCCCAGAGCCTCTCCGCCCGTGGCCCGGAGACCTAGCCCTCCCAGAGCCTCCCCACGGAGACTGAGCCCTCCTCAAGCATATAAATTAGGAGTTCAATCGGCCCGTAATCGTCTATCTTCTAATAATTGGAAGCAAAAGGCCGAGCGCGTCTATGAAGCGTTCAGAAATGCAGGTCTGGCTAAATATCATACTAAAAATATGTGGATAAAGAATGTCACTCGTATTTACGCCAACTATAAAGGACGGTTGGCACACGGGCGCTCCTATGGTATGACTGGTGGGAGGCATTACGCCTCGCAGGGAGACCCGGACTATATTCCATCAAATCACCCAAAATATGAAAGTTTAAGAAGACTCCGTAACAATATTCAGATCTAATTCGGTAAACCAGGGCTCGTTTGTCACGAGGGACATAAATGATCCATTCGAGCATATAATTTCTACATTATACGAATATTCTGAATAAAATATTTTCAAATCATTGTCTTGTATTATCAAATCTACCGGACGTCGTATCACATGAAAGTCATGTAATCTAAAGTTGTGGAGAGATTTCGTCGTTTCGTTATATATCAAACCTACCCGGGGGCGATCCAATCCTGGTGGTATAGTTACGGGACCGGGCTTAATTTTAAATTCTAAAAGGGTATCTATGGATGGTTTAGAATCTTTTATGATTTTTATAATTAAATCGTCCGGTAAATTTTTCCAGATGTCTGGATCCATCTCTTATCTAAACTTAATTTGTTTATTTATGATCACATGATCGGTCGATATTATTGGTCCCATTTTGAAATCTCGAGAAACGACCTCAATTTCATATTCTTCCCAAGCCATATTGAAAACGTGTAACATTTCTTCCCGAATCTGATCGAACTTTATGCCCCTCCGGATCGAGTGGGCAGCGGTTCCTTCAAACCAGACGAATTGTCGGAGAGTCAAAGACTCTGTGTCATAAACATATTTGTTTCTAAAATTAAAATTATTATTTATTTTTAATTTTCGAGGCAAAATTCCAAAGTAAAGACGGACGTCGATGTCATCCGTAAAACTTAAAATGAGCCTGACCAGGTCATACGGAAGTTCCTTCCATATTTGGTCCATATGGTAATATGGGTCCAAAGTCTTTAAATTGCTTGGGAATTCCCTTGAGGAGGAACCGTCGAATACCTGCCGTTTCCATAGTTATACGCTTTGGTCCCATTAATTGTCTTATATTTGTTGAGACCTTTGCGATATACCGGAACATTTCCATGAATCGTCGGAGTCTTTAAGAGCTTGTATCCACGGGCCAACATACCTAGATGTTTTCTTGTTTCGCCCAAAAATGAACGAGGGGCTTCCTGAATGGCGCGGCTCGAACTCCCCATATTTCGAAAGAGGCCCTGGGCGGTCATATTTGCGTTCGAGTGTCTATAATTGAAGGAGGCCATTTATATTTGTATATAAAATTATCCCGAACAGCTCTCACAGTCACGCGAGCAGGCCAAGACCGGGACTGTGACCTGTTGCGCCTTGGCCTTTGGCCGAGTCCGAAGATAGTAAAGTCCAGTCTTGAGACCCTTCTTCCATCCGTAGATGTGCATCGAACTCAGCTTCGCGAGTGAAGGATCCTCCATAAATATGTTGAGCGACTGTGACTGGTCGATGTAGGCTCCACGGTCCGCGCTCATATCGATAAGAGACTTTTGAGGAATTTCCCAAACGGTCCGATAAATCTTCTTAATTTCAGATGGCAAGTCGAGGTTCTGGACCGACCCACCCGCCCGGATGATCTCCGTCTTGATTTCGGGAGTCCATTTTCCAAAATTCTGGAGCGTCTTGACGAGGTGCTTATTGACCATCACAAACTCTCCGGCCAGAGTGCGCCGCAGGTAGATGTTGGTAGTATAGGGCTCGAAGGCTTCGTTATTTCCGAGAATCTGCGCGGTCGAGGCTGTCGGCATAGGCGCGACCAAGAGCGAGTTCCGCAGGCCCCACTTGGTGATCCTCTTCTTGAGATCATCAAAGCCGGGTCTATTCAATCCCCACATATCAAACTGGAGCTTCCCGTTGTGTGCGGGCGAGCCCCGGAAGGTTTCGTAGGCCCCTTCCTCCTCTGCCATCTTACAGGACTCTTCAAGGGCCGCAAAATAAATAGCCTCGAAAATATCGGTGTTCAATTTGCGTGCGACCATATCGTCGAACGGGAGCCGGAGCATCATGAACACGTCCGCGAGACCTTGCACGCCTATGGCGATCGGCCGGTGCCTAAGGTTCGACTTTCGAGCCGGCTCGGTCGGATAATAATTACGGTCGATGACCCTATTCAAATTTCGGGTCACGACCCGAGTCACCTCACAAAGTTTTGCAATGTCAAACTCTCCGTTGCGAACAAATGCCGGGAGACTCAGAGAGGCCAAGTTGCACACGGCCGTCTCGTCAGGTCCAGAAACCTCCATAATTTCGGTGCAATTTCCTGTGATCATTCCATTAAATATTCCCATATGTCTTTTGGGCTCGTTGAAGCAATATGTCTCGTCCCAGCGTCCATTGTCCTCGATCGAAACGACTCGGACATATTGACGGACGTCCCTGGATACTGGTGTGAAATCGCTTAAATCAAGGCGGTGCGTCTGGAAACCATGTTTAATAAGTGTTTCAACGCCAAGTGCAGATATCACGAGTCTCCAACACGTCTGTGTATCATACATCTTTTTTCCACCCTTTCCGTCCGGAAGCTCCGTCTCACCGGCTTCCCGCGAAAGGCCAACTACCGAACTCACGCCAACTGTGTGAAGCATCATTTGAATATCTCTCAAGAATTTCAAGTGAACAGATGCGACCGAAACACTCTTTTGGGTCGAGTTACCGGGGCATCCTTGGGTGTGGCCGTCCGCATCACACAGACCCGCAAACCACTGAAGACGCGTGGCTATATTCTCATTCAAAGGGACGCTAAATTTTTGAGGAATGTTATATTGGATCAAAACATTTATACGACCTTGAGCATCCTCATTTCCAGAGGTGGTTCTGATATCGAGATATTCCAGTAGCTTCTTCTTTTCTCCATAGAGTGAAATTCCGGGTATTGTCTTTGAACCACTATATGTCGAATGGTAAGTCCCGTCTCCACAAAAGAAGCCATGGGTATACGGATCCCAGTCTGGCGCGTCCTTCTCTATAGAAACCACTGGGGGCGTCCATTTGATAAGCTTATCACCAGGGACAAGAGTTCTCATATCCTTGATTTCAGTTTTGGTTCCCACCTGAAGATGAAATTTGTGATGCTCAGTGCATTCCAGAAATGTTCCATCGCTCATGTTAACCCGAATAAGGTGGGCACAATCCGCCGTCTTCTTCACATCTACTGACGACCACTCTTGACCATTCCACACATCCACACTGTGTCCATGTAAATCCTTGATTGGTTTGTATCCATTTCGCGTAAGAATTTTGGTCTCTGGGGCGACGCACAAATTGCTAGATTTAATTGTTCCAATATTTTGCTGATTCGTCTTGGAATTTGCAGCATCCTTGTAGCACATATACGGAGTCCCGGTCTCGACTTGGGACTTGAGGATGGCGTTCCAGACGTCACGAGCCTTTAGGACCTTTCTAAACTTTCCCTGCAGAACATACTTGGAATAGAGCTCATCAAATGCGGGTCCCCAGACATCCGGAAGTCCCGGGCACTCGTTCGGGCACATCAAGTGCCAATCCTGATCGTCCTCGACCGCGCGCATAAAAATATCGGGAATCCAAAGAGCCGTAAAAAGGTCTCGGCAACGCATCTCCTCGTCGCCCTGGTTCAACCGAAGCTCCAGAAACTCCATAACGTCTGCGTGCCAAGGCTCAAGGTAAATCGCAAAAGACCCCTTGCGCTTCCCACCACCCTGGTTCACATACCGGGCCGTGTTATTGAAGACTCGAAGCATAGGGATGATACCATCGGCGACCCCATTCGTTCCCTTAATTTTCGAGCCGTTCGCCCGAACGTTCGAACAGTGAATACCGATTCCCCCGGACCATTTGGAGATGTGGGCGCACTCCTTGAGAGTCTCATAGATTCCGTCGATCGAATCATCCTTCATAGCTACCAGAAAACAGCTCGACATCTGAGGCTTGGGCGTTCCGGCATTGAACAGGGTCGGAGTCGCGTGTGTAAAAAACTTGAGCGACATAAGATTATAGGTCTCACGGACCCGAGCAAGGTCCTTGCCGTGAATACCAAGTGCGACCCTCATAAATAGATACTGCGGTGTCTCTCCCTCGTTGAGGTAGCCCTTCTGAAGTGTCTTGATTCCAAAATATCCGAAAAGATAATCGCGAGAATGATCAATCCATGAATCAATCTCTAACTTGAGATCCTTCATCAGACTTTCGGAAACGACCCCCTTGGAGTGCAGGGCAACCATCGCGTCCGAGAAGGAACTCGGACACGTCTTCTGAAGATTCGAGACGGTGATTCGCATGGCCAGTGTTTCATAGTCCGGGTCCTCCGTAATCATTCCGATCGCCACCTCGGCCGAGAGCTCATCTATTTGTGACGTAGAAATACCGTCATACATTCCATTGAAACATTTCTGGGCCACTTTGGCCGGCTGGACATTTAGAATTTGGAATTCAGGAGCAGAATTGAGTTTTTGGATCCGGTCCGTGACCTTGTCGAAGAGCATCTCGACCACTGCCCCAGAGCGCTTAGTGACCTTCATTTCCATTTAAAATGGTCCACTTTTTTATGTGGGCTAATCTCAATGGAGACCTATGATCTCAAGCCAATACGGAAGGTCACCGGGACCCCTCTCAGTAATGCATTTTTCTCTGAATTCAACCGTCAGACGATCCACAAATCTATTCGGGAAAGCGTCAAGCGCCAGACTGGACAGGCCATCGACCGTCAGAACGATCAGGATCTTCAGGTCCTGATGAAGGTGGTCTATACTGATATGGCCCGTGACATGTATACGGACATTCGTAATCAGGTCGCGGCCATGAATAATGAGACGGTGATTCGTGCAACTGGGACTATTCGGACCGGATTACTCCAGCAAGCGTTTTATATGCGGGACATTTCACAGAATCGGGTTCCGAACGCCCTGCCGGTCAGCTCGAGCAATTTTGGAACAGATATCAACACAAATTATAATTTTGGGGTATAGTAATGAGAGCTCTGGATGATATTCTTTTTGGTTTTCTGATATTTTTCGTCATTGAACGCCTCATCAGGCTGTTTGGTAATACGGTTATAGAACCGTGGGTCAAAACGCGAACGGACAACCCCCACGTTCTAGAAAACTGGAAGCTCGGAACCGAAATCGTCTTCCTCATAGGCGCGTGCTTCCTCGTCTACAGATTCAGAAGACCATTGTCTTTTCTCACGACTTAAAAGGCACGACGCTTATACATGTAATGAATAGGTTTCGCGATGAGACCGCTGAGATCTGTAAGCAGAAAGGCTGGGATAAGGCCCCTATAAGTGCGGTCTGGATGCTCTACACGGAAGAGAGCGGTGAGCTCGCGAGCGCTATCCGTCAGCATCAGAGGATGTATAAGAAGACGGGTCTAAAAAAGGATAGGGGCGTCGACATCAAGATGGAGATGGGCGATGTTTTTAGTTATCTTTTCCAATTGGCCCATATGTTGGATATCGACTTGGACGATATGTGGGATCTGCATCGCAAGAAAGTCCAGACCAAGGTATATTTCAAAAATAATGTAAGTGTCTATTAGATGGCTTCCGAGTTTATGATTAGTAACGACCTTCGTGACAACAAAATTAACCCGACATCATGGACCGGAGATTTTGGCGTCAACTCGAACGGATTCCCCAAGAGCCTTCGGGTCGACGGTAAAACTGCCGTATCGGCCATCGATGAAACGCCCATGGAATATCAGGACGAACTTCGGGTCAGTCCAATTGGTGATGCAGGAAATATATACTTAAAGACCACAAGTGCCTCGGCGCCCAACGGTATATTTACCGCACGAAAGTTGGAGTATTCTGATGGTCGCGTGACGTGGTATCGCCCGGGTCTTCTGCAAAAGAAGGCCGCGGGAATATTTCCCGTGAACATCAAAGATCAGGACAATTTATTTATACTATTGGCAATTGTTTCTTTGGGTGTCATCTTTTTACTCAGAAATAAGTAACTTTCGGGGCGATCACCTTTACCATTTTTTTTTCAAGTATATCTTTTTCAGCTTGCGTTTGTGCATTCAACTTTGGACACGAGTGAACCTCGAGTTGAATGCACCCCGAGCAGAACATCTGCTCACATGCACGACACTTCAGCATCTTGGGCTTGTGTTTGCACATCATCTACTATTTCACACACAACTTTTTTCTTAATGCAGTCCGTTTCGGCAACTATCTCACAGAGGCCATTGAGACGCCCAAGGACGATGCGATCCCACACGGCCTTCATCACGGGAAGATACCGGGCGAACCATTCGCGGTCCCTTTTGACCCGCACGACCACAAACTCGCGCGGCTCAGGCTTGAACTGTATGAAATCACACTCTTCGAGATCCATAATTTCCAATAAAAGTTGAATCTGAGGAAGATAGTGCTTAGGAACCTTTGGCTCAATCTTTCGAGTCAACGGGCACTTGATTTCGATCAGAAGACCATCTTCCGTTATTCCATCGGGCGAACCGCCCAACCACGGATAGTCCCTGTGCTGGACCACGCCAATCTCGTGCGACTTTCGGCCATAGGTCTCATCATAGAGATCCCGGACATAGGGTTCGAGTAGGGTGCCGTGCGCCGTGGCTGCATTTCCGGCCCACTTTGTCCGGAGGACCTTTTTCTTAATAAAGGCTTCTACGGTCTCGTAACGGTTCTCACCTATGGCACTCGCCACATCGCTCGCGGTAATCATCTGCTCGCGAAGGGCCAGCCACTCTTCACTTCTCTGTTCGGCATATATTGCGTCAATAAGTTCACGAACTCGTTTCACGTTTGCTTCCTGCATTGACCGGAATGCTTTTATTCTTGAAACGAGGATCCGTCTTAAGCAATATTTCAGCCGCATTTTGCTCAGCCTGTTTTTTGGTCGTAGCAAATCCAGATCCGCACTCCATATTGTCAACCACGACAGTGATGAAAAATTGACCATTCACTTGACCATCGACGCGATACTCGGGCAAGGGATATTTGAGAGCCTGACACCACCGCATCAATTGGTCCTTGTAATTGTCATCCACGAGAGATGTCGTCACCTTGGTGAATGAATCGAGAATAAATTTTTTTGCGTGAACCATACCGAGATCTAAATATATAGCACCAACGAGCGCCTCGAAGACATCTTCCATAATGTGCTCATTTGTGTTCCACCCGTTTCGCTCACCCTTCTCATCCATCAGAATGAGTTTCTCGAGTCCAAGGACCTTTGAAATTTCACAAAGAGTTCGACCCCTGACCATCTTCGTGCGGGCCTTTGTCAAAAAGCCCTCTTGCTGTTTTTCGTGACGATCGAACAAGTGTTTCGTAATTACAAAACCCAAGACCGAGTCGCCCATAAATTCGAGAGTCTCATAGGACCCATCGAGACCGGTATATCGCTTCAGCGCGCTTTTGTGTGTGAAAGCCCGCTGATACAATTCTATATTTTTGATTTTTGTTCCGATCAAGTTATGTATAACATCTCGGGATATTTTGGGAGCGGGTGTAAGCTCCATTATGTGTTACCAAGTTTTAATATTTTAAGTCTTGACAACCTTGGGCCGCGACTTCTTCACCTTTGGCTCGGCAGGAGAAGTCTCCACGGGAGCCGCCGCGGCCTCTACGGGGTCCGCGGTCGGCTTCACGTAATGCTTGTTGATATACTTCTGCATATTCAGAAAGGTCAGCTGAGTTCCCTCAGGCACCTGCAGAAGCGCCTTCAGGGGCTCGTTCAGTGAAATGTTCTGACCATTCTTGAGACCATTCGCCTCATAATACTGATTCAGAAGCTTGTTGACCTGAGAGCGCGACACCTTCTCGCCCTCGGCCAGGCCCAGGAAACTACGAAGATCCTCGGTAACGACCTGAGGCTTGTTGAATCCATTGTTCTGAGCCTTGGCTGCACGCTTCTCGCCGGTCGGGTCCTCGTTGTGCTGACGAATCTTGCGAACATCCTTGTGAAGTGCGCGCAGCTCCTTGTCGATAGCCTGGATCGCGGTAAACAGGGAATCAAGGGAAGCCATTTCTACTCTCTACGAGCTGGGTATCTTTAAGCCTAGAAACACGAGAGCCAAAAATAATGACATCAACAACAAAGTCCAGTAAGGAAAGGGGGTCGACCTGGAAGGGACCGGGGGGGTCACGGCGACCGGAGCTTCAACAGCAAGAGAAGTATCCATAGGAAGAAATGAAGCTAATTTCGGAAAGGCTTCAAGACGAGTGACAACTTGATCTGTGTTTTTACAGGAAGGCACACAGCACCCTGAATCACATGGATACATTTGACCGTCCAATTTTGATATATATCCACAGACGGTCGAGTAGACGTCCATTGGATCGGTAAGACACATGCAATCATTCAGGACGAAATTCGAATTGCATTTACCCATTCCTAAAGTTAAAGAAGATTTTATTAGATAGTATACAGAGATGGAGTATGCCAAGCCAACGAAGCTTCCGGACGGACGTTACTTTCTTAAAATTTCAGGGTCGCGCCATCAGGTCAACGGCCTGATTCTCCAGGACCCCCTCGAGACCAAGACGGCGAATTTCAAGATCCCAGAGGGCCTTGGTCTCTTTGGAGAAGTCGATGCGAACATTCTGGAGAAGGCCAAGGGTTCCAAGGTTGAGTGGTTCGGCAAGGAGCTTTCGGATGATACAATCACCAGTGCATTTCAGGAGAGCGTAACGGATGGGCTCATTGGGGCGAGTCTTGCGACCGTCAAGGGTCAGACGATCACGACCGCGTTCGATACCCAGAAGAATCCCATCTCTCTGGAGGCTATCGCACCAGGCACAAAGTGCGATGTTTTTCTCGAACTCTCAGGACTTTGGTTTCTGAAAAAGTCTTTCGGTCCGGTATGGCGCGTTCTGCAGATCCGAATTCGGGGTCAGCCCAAGGTCCAGGCGGCCCTGGACTATATGTTTACGGATGAGCCCGAGGAGGAGGACGACCCAGCAGACTATCTTGACTAAAAAAATATTAGCAACTAATAATAAATGAATCGCAAGGGTCTGGTCATCTTGGCCCTTCTGGCAATAATAATTTTTCTGCTTCTGACCCGGCGCCCTTCGGTATCCTCGAGCGCCGCAGTGACTGGCTACGGTGGTCAGGCTCTCGGAGCGCCCGCGACCATGGGTCTTAGCACCTTTGACCCAGGGGCCGTTTCATCTGCGAGCCTTATTCCTCGTGACGTAGCCACGTCAGAGGACTTTGGTCAGTTCAGCCCCGAGAAGATTCTGAGTGCCCAGAGCTATCTGGATCCCCGGGCCCAGCTCGGTTATCCGGAGACGCTCGGTGGTGTTCTGCGCAACGCCAACCAGTCCGAGCGCTCAGAGCCGCCCAATCCCCGGACGCCCGTGTCCATCTTCAACCTCAGCACGATCCCGCCCGACACTATGCGCCCTCGCTTCGAGATTGATCGCGAGTATTCTTAAGTTCTTTTTCCTATTAAAACAATAGAATGGAGTTCAAATCCGCAATGACCGAGTGGATAACACTCAAGACACAGCTTTCCTCGGCCCGCCAAGATCTTAAAGTTCTAAATCAGCGCGAGAAAGAACTTCGCGGGTTCGTGACTCGTCACATGGCCCAGAACGAGATAGACACCGTAAAAGTCCAGGATAAGATAAAGGTAAATTTAAAAAACAAGACTGTCCGGGGCTCTATCACAAAGGATGTGATTCGCAAGGGTCTTTCGGACTTTTTTGGCGGAAACGAGGCCCAGGTCGATGGGGCCCTCCAGGCGATCCAAGACGCGGCTCCCACGAAGCAGGTCTCGAGCGTCTCTGTCACTGGGTTAAAGGCGTGAGACCTATATTAATAAAGTAAAATGGGTATCAATGACGAATATTCTCGTGATGCCTATGTATATGAGCAGGTATGGGACTCGGATGACGAACCCGAGGTCCCCGACGATCTTCATCCAGCTGATTGGCAGGACTTGTATTCACAAGAACTTCTCAACGGCTGGATGGTGATACGGTCCTATTTGGACACAAATTATATCGAGTCAACTGCGACTTATCCAAAGTTTGTAGATATGGTCATGGATCCCTCCAAGTGGTATTCTTCTCAAAAGGCCACTCGGATCCAAGAGAAGCTCTGGAACGAGATTTATCCAATCAAGGTTATTTCAGATCGAGTTTACATAGAAAATTTCGTAACTTGGGCTAATAATTTTGACATTGTATAGTAATAATGATGATCGATATAACCGGACCCAAGGTCCTGGTTCCGACGATACTCTTTGGGCTTTTGACCCCGGGACTGATTCTTAACCTGGATCCGATCATCCATATTTCATTATTTGTCATTCTCTATTGGGCCATTATCAATTTTGGTTTTAAATTCACAATGTCTCGGTCGGACCTGATAGCGGCCAGTATACTCTTTTGGCTTCTTCTCCCAGGAACTATTACAACCTTTCCACCGATGTCTGACAAGGCCGTCCCGGTCCTGGTCCACACTTTTATATATTCGGTCGTATGGGCAATGGTTCGCTCAAGTATGCCTGATTTTTTCTAATAAATAGGAGCAATGAAGCGCATTGTGTTAGGTCCAGGTGCGATGGCCCTGTTTGCATATCTGGGAGTTCTCTCAAAATTTAAAAAAGATGGGAACCTCAATGATCTCGAGGAAATTTCGTGTTCATCAGCCGGAAGCCTTGCGGGCTTTCTTTATTGCCTGGCCAAGGGTGACATTATAAAAGTCCTCGACTACGCAATGGAAGTTAAAGTAGATAAATTTATGAAACCGAACCTTAAAATTCTCTTTAGCGACTATGGACTCGTGTCAAATCAAAAAGTCCGTGCGATACTATCTGATTCATGTAATAAATTCATTGGAAAAGATGATGTGACATTTCAAGAACTCTTTGAAAAATTCAAGATAAAGCTCCACGTGAGCACATTTTGTGTTAATCTTATGAAGACTGTCTATTTTTCAGTCGATTCTTCGCCCGGTATGAGTGTTCTAGAGGCGGTCGGCGCCTCCATTTCCATTCCTTTTTTGTTTTCTAGTGTAAAAATGAACGACGGGTGGCGTTATATAGATGGAGGTTCTGAGGAGGCCGTTCCCGGGGCGCCGTTTCTCGGGCACGATGATGTTCTTGTGATACAAGTCGGAAACGAAAGTTTTTTATTGAATGATATAAAAAATTTAAAAAATTATGCAATGAGTATTATTTATTCTACTATGAAAATGAGGCGCTCATATGATTTCCCGGCTCTTCAGTTAAATTTATTACCTGATGAAGTTTTTAATTTCAGTGCGACCAGTGAAGACAAGTTGAAAATATTTTTAAAGGGATACGAGCAGGCCTCACTATTTTCTCAGTAATAATTAACAATGCGTTCCATCATGCGTTCCGAATATGTGCAGCGCCGGACCCGAAAGGTCATCAAGGTCAAGCCGAGCAAGACTCGCAAGGGATATTCCTACGTCCGGCCGGCCGGAATGACCCGCGTAAAGTCCGTGGCCATTCCGGATGTCGGTGCGGCCGGAAAGAGTCGCAAACTCATCGGCCCTCTCAAGGGTGGTATGTTGACCCGCTACGGGTATCACCCGGTCGAATCGACCACGACGCGCCACCGCGCTCTCCTCAAGGCTATCAGCAAGGGTCACGAGAGTCCCCTGTCTGTATCGCGCCGTCTGCAGGCCATTAGCACCCTGACCAAGCGGACCCTTCCCCGGGCTTCCAAGATCTACAAGGCTGACCGCGCGTGGGTCAGTAAGAAGTTTCTTAAAATTTAAATCTAAATAGATATTATAATGAATAAGACCAATTTTAACCGGATGACGCCCGGGGCCAAAAACGTGAGCATACGGACACTTCACGCGAGTCAGATTCCCCTGAATAGTCATAGTCGCAAAATCCTTTTGCTGGCTTTTATGGCGCACGTAGGCCAAGCACAAGGTCTCGACCCGGGGACGGCCGCCGGTCTCGGGGCGATGGCAGCCGGAGCTGCAATTCGTGTAGGAGAATGGTGGGGTAAACTTTGGGTCGCGAAACAAGGATCAAATGAGGCAAAGATTTGGCTCCCGTATGCTGCGGCCCTTGCCTCAATTTTTGTTCTGGTAACTATTTTGAATTTTGTATCAAATTATGCCGAGAGACGATCCCGCCAGGCGAATCGCCGCCACGCTCTGACTATGGCCGAGAAAGCCAGTGAAAACGCCGCAGCGGAACGCGCTCACCAGAAAGAAATGGCCCGCCTGCAATTTGAACAATTTCAGCTCACAATGAATGCTTTAGTGGCCGGCCGGGACCCGAGCGTCGGTCCGATGTTGGAGGGGGCCATGCGCCGCTCGATCCCGGCGCTCGCGGCCGCGCCCCAACCAGCTTTGCTTTTGCGTAACGCCAATGCAAATGCGGCCGCGGTCGTCCCACGCCGCAGCCTACCCCTTCGGAGTCTTAGAGATTAAAATATTTATAAATCTTAAATGAGTGTAGCCGCGGCTCTTGCGCATGCGAGAAAGATGGGTTACCTCGAGAACGAGAATGCGGCTCTTCAGGCTGCTCAGAAGCGGGCCAATAACCTTCGGGCGAGTGGTTACGGAGCCAATTCTCCTGCAGAATTTACACGAGTTCTAAATTCTCGTGTGAATGCTGGAAATAACAAGGGTCTCAAGACCCTTTTGAATAAGACGCCCGCAAATGTGAAGCGTCGTCTGAGCGTCAAGGCCCTTTTGACCTTTATCGCGGCAGTCGGTGGAGTCTATCTCGCACGAAGACTGAGCGCTATGCAGGGAACCGTCCCGGCTCAGGATTATCAGCAATTTTTACTTAAATATGCAAATGGTCTTTAACGAGCCGGAAGCGCCCGCAGTGTCCGCCCGTGATAAGGGGCCGGGCTTCCCTCGAGAACCGTCCCGCGGACCGTCTTGTTCCAGTTGGCCAGCGCCTCCTTCTTGAGCCGACCGGTTCTGTAGACGACCGGATTCACCATAGGAGCGTTGGGAACGATGGGTAGCCCGCGCTCCGCGGCAGCCCTGACATTTGCCGGAACATTTACACCTAAATAAATCTGTTGCATGACCTCCTCCGGGGTCCACCGTGGAACAACCCCGGTGAGGACCGGACCATATTTACCATATGTATGGTAGACGAGCTTGGGAGCCCATGCGCTCTTGTTTACTTTTGCATTTCCTTTGAAAATTGCAGGAAGCTGAGGGACCACCCGCGTGTTATGTCTCGTGCCCTGCATACCGGACAGGAGAGCGATCGAACGGACCAGGGCCTTGGTCAGGGTTCCGGCGCGGCGTCCACCCCGGGGAGGGCTCCGCCGAGGGCTCCGAGGGCTCGGCCGAGGAGGCGAGGCTTGACGCGCCGTCGGAAGGCTCGAATACAATCGGGCCGGGGCCGACCGGACACCTGAAAGATTCCTGGGACTCCGCGGACTTCTCGTTGGAGCGGATCGAACCCCAGACATTTGTTACTTTATAGAGAGAATAAAAAGTGTCTTGTAGGCGTTAGATAGAGAGGGAGTCCGTGAGAACCCTAGACAAAATGGAAGGAATCATTCGCTCTATCGCACAAGACATCTGGTCTTCACTCGGACCTGGTTATTCGGAGTCAGTATATCACTGTGCGTTCGAGGTTGCTCTGCGCAAGGTTGGACTTTATTACGAGACTGAGAGGATCGTGCCGGTCTATTACAAGAAGCAAAATGTGGGCTTCGTTCGCGCGGATCTCATAATCGACCGCAAGATTGTGATCGAACTCAAGTCCGTCTCGAAGCTCAATGAGGTTTACAGAATTCAGACCAGAAATTACCTCAAGTTACTTGACCTCCAAGTTGGCTACCTGATCAACTTTCCAGACAAGAACGGCCCGTTCGAGTTTGAGGAAATCGGTCCACAGGTCCCGGTGCCGATGGAGGTCACAGAGCCCGAGGTCCCGGTGCCCGAGCCGGTGCCGATGGAGGTCTCTACAGAGTCCGTATAAATTGCCAACGAAGCTCTTCACAGATCTTTTCCCAAATTTGATCCTGAATGTAGAGCTTCTCGCGCGACTTGAGCAGAGGGAAGCACTTGAGATACTCGTCGGCGTCCAAAAGTTCGCACATTTTATAAAGAACAAATGAATAACTCAGAAAGTTCTTGCGATTCGCGGGTTTGTGTTTCTCGAATGGCGCCTGGATCGAGTGAAACATGAGCCTGAGCTTGTCTTCGAGTGCCTGGGGCATAGTAGGGGGCGTTATTCCGCTGATCATAGTTGTTATATACGGGACGTGCTCATAGTATTTGGAGAAATTGAGCTTTTTCAATAGGGCCTTTACCTTTTCATGTGTAATATCCGATAGATCTTTCAGTTTTTGCTTCTTAAATTCGCTTCTTAGTTTCGTCACCACCTCCTCGGGAACGTTCGTCGACTCTTTTGCCTGAAATTGACTTACCCATTCATTAAAATGATTCTCGCGCTTGTAGGAATAGACTATATTCTTCTCGTGTTCCTGTTCTTCTTTATATCCGACCTCATCCCCTAATATGAATTCGGATACTCCGCATTCTTTACAGATTTCTTCACTTGTCACCTCGTCGAGAAGCTTTGAATATTTGCTGCCACAGTTTCTACATTTGGCCTCTGATAAACAACGCTTCGTTTCGTGATTCTCATTTTCAATTTCGGACAAATATTTTTTATATATGTCCTGCCGAGGAACACCCTTCCGCGAAGTCACTTGCATACTGGCGACGGTGTTGGTCACGGTTTCTTCGGTCGCTTCTGCCGTGTATTCCTTTATAATAGGTATACACGAAAGAATATATTCCGCGGCCTCATCCACACTTTTGCAGGCCTTTAATCTTTCATCATACCGGGCCTCCATATATTTAATTATACTTATTTATTTATCCTCGTCAATTTTAGGAGCTAAATAGAATTTCAAATCTCCCAAATTAGCAATTGTATATCTGAAAATTATAGGCATATCTGAGTTTGTAGAATTTTGCATAATCTGAATACTCGAACACATATTTGTAGCCTTTGTAAACAGGTTGATATACTTTAGACTAAATGTGCCCCCGGTTCTGTTCACAGATTCCGGAAACTCAATCACGGTCTTTTGATCGGCAAAATCACCCTTGCAGCTCAGCTCGAGCTTATTCCCTTCACGTATAATGTCCATCTCGTTTGATAGGTTGTTCATATCTCGAGCCATTTTCTGAAAGTCAACCGAGGGCAAGGTCGTCACGACATTCATATCGACATCCGGAAACTCTAGTTGATCCTCATTGATGTCTAGTAATTTTAGTTTAAAATTAGTAGATGACCTCTTTTCAGTATTCTCAATCTTCATATCCATATAGTCCCGACCGGTGATATTTACCGTAAGGGTGTCTTGGCCCCCGATGGACTTGAGAAGCTTGTGAACATTCGCCATGTTCATACCGGCGACTATCTCTTCGGGACATTCATACTCTTCGAAGTTTTCAGAACCCATAAACATGTGAACGAGCGTGACGCGCGCCGTGTCCAGCGTCAATATCTGAATTCCCTTTGGACTGAAATATATATTCACATCATTAATGATATCCTTTAAAACTTCAAAGACTGATTTCAAGGCCGAAGCCTGTATTGTCTTGAAATGCATCTTAGTATATAATGTTCTGAAATCTTTATCTCGATTCCTTCATTGCATCAGCGAGCTTGGCGTCTATTTTCTTTTGCATCTCGGGAGTGATTTCGGGCTGCAGGGTGACTCCATAACGCTCCAGATCGAACATATCTGAGGTTTCTGAACCGTCCAGATTGCTTGTTAACGGTCCTGACGATGACCACATTTCTATTTCTTTTGGTAAAATCATCTCGAGCCAAGACTTGACATCGGCCCCGACGCACATTTTACCATCATTTGTAACCAAAGTTGGAACCCGCGTTATTTTTTTAGATGGGATACCCTTTCGGCCAATCTCATGAAGACGCACAATCTCGGAAAGAGGTGCGTTTGCCTTTATAAAATTCAGAATATCATTCGAAAATTTACATTTATCAGAATAGACCAAGAGTGCCATATACTAAAATTTCACTTTTTTCATTTGCCCAGAAGACGCAGGATATTTTCGTCTCGTATAGTATTAATGAAGACCTTCATCATTGTCGTGTTGGTCTTACTGGCCCTGTTTTTCTTGTTGAACAAGAAGTCCTATTCTTCTTATGCTGCTGAAGATATCGATAGATCGGCCCCTATACCTCCGGCCGTAAATGAAGCGATCCTCGAAAAGTTCCTCAAAGGGAACCCTGACCTGGTCCCGATCGACACCGTCTTCATAAACCCTCAGGCAGATGGCTCATATGTATCTCGAGTTTTGTTCTTCAATTCGAATATATTCTCGGGAATTCAGTATGATATTGTGTCCAGAGTAGATCCTGATGGCTCGGTCTCTATACTGTCGTCGGACCTCACGAGCCAGCCCGATCCGACTGTGGGTTTCAAGCCCGACAAGTATAAGTCATGGAAAGAGATCGATGACAACATACAGGCCGTTATCGCAATGACCCCTCTGTCTCTAAATACTCGTTCTTAATTTATAAATATAATATCAGATGGCCATATCGGCTAAGCAAATTTCTCTCTCTGAAAAGAAGAGAAACGAAGCCAAAAAAGAATATTATAAATGCCTTCTTGAACAATTCTGTAGGAAAATTAAGAATTCTTCAGAACTGGGACACCGACATTCTATACTGACCGTTCCAACATTTATGGTGGGTTTTCCAAAATATGATTTGACCCAGACAGTTATTTATATGTGCAGGCAATTGCAAAGATTAGGATACCGGGTGGATATGGTCGGTCCGCTCGACATAAAAGTTCAATGGTCCAAGCAGGTCGAACAAGAACCCGATTTCGTGCCGGACCTCCCGAACCTCGTGAATCTTCAGAAACTCGCTCAAAAGGTCCGCTCGTCAAATAATCGTAAATAATTACTGTTCAGTATTATAAATGGATATACTCAACGAGTCCGAGCGTCGGTTTACCAAAAAGCTCTGCGACGCAATGATCCCCGTCATGATAGAAACCTTCTGGGATATGTGGCTCGAGGCCAAAAAAGAGACTCGGGGCCGCCACGCGGTCCAGAATTTCCAGGAGAGACTTCGAGCCGTAAAAACCTGGAATTCTTCAATTTCAACTAAAAATTCAGATGCGATCGTGAAGAACCAGCCGCTCTTCCCGAGTCTTCTCGCGGCGGTCTTCATTATTCACGTCAAGATTCTGAGTGCGATCCGGACCGACAAAAAATCCAAAAAGATTTGCATCAAGCTTCCGGCGACCGACGTCTTTTCTCAGAGATGCTACGAAGCCTGCGCCAAGGATCTGTATGATTCGCCCAGCATTATAGTCGACAACAAGCCAGAGCACGAGCGTATCGAAGATTTGAACAAGCGTTTTAATAAGAATATCGTCCTCATTATTGAGGACCTTGTTCCGACCGGTGAAATTCTGAGCACATATCTTCCTTCTATGGATGGCGGTGACCTGAATATGGACGAGGAGCTCGAGGAGCCCGAGGAGGATGATGTCCCTGATATGGTCGATGAATCTCCCGCAGGAAATATGGAGTTTGCTCAGACTCCCGGGGGTGAACACACGCAGGTGACCGTGAACAACAGCTTGACGCCCCCGAGCGTTCCCGGGGTGACTCCAGTCGGACCGGCCGCAGCCCCAGAACCAGAGGGAGAGTCCCTGTTCAGAGACGCTCCGTTACGGATTGAAAAAATAACCCCGCCAGTATAAAGGATGGATTATTACTTCCGAGATCCGCTCGGTGCGGCAGTCATAGCAGCCGCGATCGTAGTCGCCTTCGTATTTGCACGTTCAAAGATCAATAATGAAGGAAATCTTAAAAATTCTCAGTATTTCAAGCCAGCATTTCTTGTTGGACTTTTGGTATTTTTTATAGTGCATCAGGGCCAGGGTGACTCGGGTCCGGTCCTCAAACAACCTTACTAATTTAACTTAAGGATGTGATTTCTTTATTATAAAATGACGACCCTCAAAGCATTTGATGAGATGATGGGTCAATTTCTCAGTGAGCTCGCCCGTATCTTTCCCGATGAACCCAAAAAGACCCCACTGGACTGCAAGTCCTTTGTGGGACAGATCGGTTCTTGGTCCGGAAAGATAATGACCAAGGATGACTCGTTCTTTTGCGAAGAGAATGAGTTTGTAAAAAATATGAATCTCCACGTGATATGGAAGCGTGAGGATTGTTCCGAGACGACTCGCCAGGCAATCTGGCAGTATATTCAGTCTCTTTATATGATGGGCACGACCTTCAGTATGTTCCCTCCCGAGATGCTCACTATGATCGAGACGGCCGCGGAGTCTTGTGCGAACCAGATGAAGGATAATGGGCAGATGGATGAGAAGGCCCTCGCGGGTATGCTCGGCCAGCTCCTCGGCGGCCTCGGCCCACCGCCTCCCCAGCGCACAGCAGGTCGAATTCGATCAAAGAAATCTTCTCGATAAATATAAGAATGGATCTAAATGATATTTTCAAAAATAGCGAACTGCTTCAGTTTTGGCCCAACGCATCTCAGGGACCGCGTCAGCGCGTCTCGGCCACGGCTCGCTTTATTATTTATGCGGTCTGTTTATTCTATATAATTTCGAGAGATGTGCGCATATTCGCACTCGGTGCGGTCGCACTCGCAATTTTATATTATGTTTGGAAAACACAGCTGTCCAGTCCCGAGTCTGGAATATCCTATTACACTGCACCGACGATTGACAATTCTATGGCCAATCCGGTTCCAGGCGACGCAATGAATCTTCCGGGGGCGGCCTGGTATCCCAGTGTTCGCGACAAGGTCCAGGATGCCTGGAGTCAGATTCATCCATTCGAGAGCATTCGCAATGCCGAGCGAAATTTCTACACCGTTCCAGAACACGATCAGGGGGCCTTTGCCACCGCAGCGTTCGGAAAGCCCTTTGAGCCCAAATGCAACGACCAGGGCGGATTGGCATGCAACCCAGACCGCTTTTATTCTACGTTTCCAGAGAGGCCGCAGATGCGTGGCGGTAATTAAAATATGCGTTAACAACAATGATGAACAGCCAGAATGTTCTCGATTCGAGCGTGTGGCGCGGCCCGGCTCAGATAGTTCTCGAGGATAAAACAGAAATAGAGAGCCTCCTTCGAGAGGAGCCAACGACTGGCTCCAGAAAGACCTGGGCCGAAAAACCATATGATTTTCCTAATAGTTACATAACAATGCCCGTAAAGGTCCTCGATCGCAATCCCATCAGCACGTATGCCGAGGACCAGAATAATCGTTTCAAGCAACGGTATCCATTAAAATAATTTTAAAATGATATACTAATGGACCCGGTGGCATTAGCAGCCATTGTAGGTCTCGTGTTTGTCGGAAAGACTTTGTCGGACCCTAAGTCTTCAGCACCCCCGGCAACCAGGAAACCAATTACTCAGAAGGATTTAGACAAGGCCGCAACAGGCCAAGGTGAGCATCTCGGTGATTTTTTTGATCAGAGACCGGGAAATCCTAACAAGGGTGCCCGTATAGGTGATTGGCGTCTCGCGCCGAAGCAGACCGTGACTGGAATTCAGGATATTTCATCGAATACTTCGAAGATGCCCTATGGCCAGCCGGTATACGATCTTTATAACCGTCAATTTGTTACTAATATTCAAAAGAACCTCGCACCGACCGGTCAGCCCATGACGGTCGGTCCCGGTCTCGGTCTCGCACCGGACGTTCCGGCCGGTGGAGGTTTCCAGGATTACTTCCGTGCTCTCCCCGTGAATATGAACGAGGAGCGCCTCACGACTCTTCCAGGAGGGGAGGGACCTCCGGATGCGGTCGTGAAGAGCGGCGGGGCTGCCTATATCGGAAACATAACCCACGAGGCCAAGTCTTCAAAGACGGCTTATCGTGCCCCGGCAGCCTACGGTGGAGGCGGAGCCCGTGGGGCCCTGACCGGAGCGGCCGGACGTCCGAATCACGTCAAGGCCAAGCGGATGACTATTCGGGCCGAAACTGGACTGCGGACCGATACCCTTTCGACTGGCACAGCCCAGTATAAGGTAAATTTGCCGTATGGAAACGCAACCGACAAAAGTCTCACGAGAGGAACCGGAAACCGATCAAATGCAGATCGGGCCGGAAATCCAGGAAGAATGAATGTGAGAAACGACCCCGTGAACCAGGTCGGAGCGATGTCCGCCACGAGAGCAGAGTCAATACCCCTTCAGCTGGGACCGGTCGGGCCGACCACGAACAGACCCAGCCAAGGGTATAAGGCCCCTGAATTTGATAAATTAAACGAGCTCAAGGGAAACAGAAATCCCTATGCATCTCCGACCAGTCTTGATATCGCAATTCAGCAGCTCGAAAAAAATCCATATGCACTTTCGCTAGCGCCAACTGTTTCTTAAAAAAATATGTCCAATTAGTATAAATGAGCGGTGGCGTTGTCCAGCTTGTAGCGACCGGTCCCCAGGATGAGTGGCTGACCGGAAAACCCGAGGTGTCCTTCTATAGATCCAACTATCGCCGTTCGACCCATTACGCAAATTCCATCGAGCGACAGATTATCCAGGGCGACCCATCCCCCGGGAACATCTCGACGGTCCGTTTCGAGAAGAAGGGCGATCTGCTCAGCTACGTCTACCTTTCCGCCGTGGACTCGAGCGGCAATCTTCTGAACCCGGCATGGAACACCATCGTCGACAAAATCGATCTGTATATCGGTGGCCAGATAATCGATACCCAGGATTTCACATATAGCGCAAAGATCGAGCCCGTGACCGGTTCTCAGACGGTTTCTCAGCGGAACCGTTCCCTTGCTGACGTGACCGCAAGTTACGCCAGTTACATATACCCTCTGAAGTTCTTCTTCTGCAAGGATTGGTCGGTCGCTATTCCCCTTGTGGCTCTTCAGTTCCACGATGTGGAGATTCGCATCACCTGGTCCCAGTCTCTGAACCTGGCGGCCGGGACCCAGCTTCAGTCTTGGGTGAACTA